GTATTGACACGCCCCGTCGTTGCTTCCAGCGTGTTACCGTCCGACGAGAACCCCAGCAACTTGCTTGCTCGCGTAGACGCGTCATCAACAAACTCTGGCGTCGTGATGCTGTTGGTGCGCGAAACCTTAAAGCTGCGGTCCAACTCCTCCTGTATCTCATGCATACCCATCGCAAGACGGTCGAGCGCAAGCTCATGCGTATCGGCCGGGAACGGATCGTTTGCCGTGTAATCGACGGTCTGTGTTCTGGTCGTCGTCCGTCGGATGTGTATTTGCACCGTATCGGCCGGAGCCGATGCCATTACAACAGTGCCGGTGCTGCCGCTGCCGCCTGTCACCGTATAATGCGTCGTGTAAGACAGCGTCGTCTCTGCACCCGTTGCAATGGTTCGTTGGACAACTTCCAGTTCTGCTGCCGAACCTGTTCCTTGGAAGGGGAAGGTTACGGCAAACGAGGTCGTGCTGCCGTTCCCTGTATAGGAAACGACCGTCGCGGTCGAAGATACAGCCATTTGGGTTTCCTAGTTTACTAAGCCGCCATAGACGGATTCGGTGGGCTTCAGATAAAACTCTTGCCCGGTTTCTTCTCGCACCCTGTCTTCAAAACTCTGCGCCCAGCCAGGGCGTAGATATTCGGACATCTCCCACCAAACTAAATAATCCAGCGCCAGTCTGGTGTAGAAAATATTGGCCCCCGGTATCATCTGTTTTGTTGTTTTGATGCCCTTATAAAGGGCGCGGTCTAATGCTTCATCATCACCAAGAGCGTATTCACCAAGATCGCGAAGCGCTCTACCTGATCGTATTGCGTTTCCTAAAACAGGACCGCCAACTGCTTCCGCAATGCCAACACCGAAGCGTTGCTCGCCAAGAGCGCCAATCAACAGATCGCCATAGAACCCAAGACCGCCCGCTGTCAGAAACGCGTCCATAAAAACCTTGGGAAAGTTTTCGACAGTAAGCTCACGCCGCTCTTTGCCAGCGGCAAAGTCTTTAAATAAATTGGCAATGTGACCATAGACGGTCATGCTTAAGATAAGATGCAGCCCTAACCCGACACCGGCACCACCGCTACTCCAAGTGCGTGACAGAATATCTTGATAGAACGCAACGCTGTATGATTTGAGGTTGAAGAACACCATTCTCATTTCTGTGGCTGGGGAACCTCGCTTACCAGCACCTCGTATCAACGCATTTGTTCTAGCACCAGGCGTCAGGATTGCGCTGTCCGCGAACCCACCGAGAAACTCCTGTATGCGTGAAGCAGTCTCGCCGTCGCCGATCTGATCTACGTCGATATATTTTTTACCGTCAATGTCGCGGACAGCAGCAGTAATCGATGCAAAGTCTTCGGCCGTTATGCCGTAAGCAGACATCTCACGCCGCAACGATGGATGAATGTCATCGAACGATTTGCCCGCTTGCTTTGCTATGTAGTTGGACATGGTCAAAACAACCGATGTTTTCATCGTGTCGTTTAACCAGTTCATACCTGTGATCCGCATCACAGTGCTAACAAGCTGCGAGCCTTGTCCGTTGATTCCGTCGTTGCCGGTCCACCGCGATTGCACGCCACTTATCAGGCTGTCAATTCCAAGACCGATGCTGTCGGCAACTTCGCGCATCTCACCGCTGCGACGGCCGCGCAAAATGCCGCCGACAACTGCCGCATGTGAGTTAAGAAACGAAACACCGACTTCGTTTAGACGAACCGCAGCAGTGCCTAAGTCTGCGATGCTGGTCAGCACCGTGCCGCCAAGCAGCGCAGAGTTTGACAAGTTCTTTGCCCAGTTCATTCCGCGCGCGATGCGCCAACCTTTTGTGTCGTATTCCGGAAGTATAGAACCGACGCCCGTTACCTCTTGGTATAAACGGTCAATATAATCTGCGTTAATTTTACCTTCTTTTTCGGCACCTAACTTTAGTTTCGCGCGCTGTATAAATTCCTTCAGCATATATTCGGGATTAGGTCCGAGATGCTGCAATGTTGCAATATTGCGCGCCATCATATCCACGCCGCCGAAGAACGATGTACCGACATCCGGCAAACCGTAGTCCTTCATGTACTTCCAGGCCGACTGACCGTCCTTAAAGTGTAATGACCGATGATGCCCCAACTTCTTTGCCAGGTTACCCGGTCCCTTGTACCCTGGCGATTCAGACAAATCCTTGATACTGTCGTCGCGCCTACCTTTAAGAAGAGTTTTCCAAGAACTTTCCAGATGCTTGCGTTTCGCCGCATCGTCTAAACCCCTCACACCGAACGTGCGCTCTTCATCAAGCAGCGGCAGAATATCGTCCGTCCATTGCTGCACTCCCGCCCGTTTGACCTTGATGTTGTCATGGGTCTGCTTGACTAGATAACCCGGTATCCGCGCGATGTCAGCGCCATGCTTGTTCGCCATCTTCCGCAGACGCTCGTTCGCATTCTCCATCGCTTCCGCAATGATGCGCGCTGTATCGTTGCCGGTGCTTCCTGGCTCATAGCTCTCACGCATCAGCAACTCACCGTTTTCTGAACGGCGTAAGAAGCTGATTGCTCGACTGCGGTCCAAGCCCTTTTTCTCAATATCACGCAGGAACACGCTGAACGTGTCACGCTCCAGCGCGCGGAACGTGCGCTCTATAGAAGTTTTGTACGGGCTGTTGCCGTACTCACCGGCAAGGATGCTTTCCAAAAAGCGCGGAACATCTTCATCTGGTATCTGCCGCAGCTTTTGAATAAAGCGCATACGCGTCTTGTAGTTGAGAGCGCGCATACGCTTCTCGTTGATTGCGGCCCGCTCTTCTTCGCCGACACGCTTTTCAACAGCGCGCGTCAACTCTGCTTCCAGGTCAGCAATGTTGCCGTCGGCCTTTAGTCCTTCGTAGATGTCATTGACTTCATCAAACAACTCTTGCGCCTGTTGCTCCGACAAATTTGGCGCGGCCTGCCGGATCGTTGAAACGCATTCTTTAAACGTCGCCATCAACCAACCCCACCAAGAATACACGTTGCTGCCTGCCGGAAGCCGTCAGACGTTTGGCGCGTGTTTGCAATTATCTCATCACCGTCAGCGAGTTGTCGCTCGCTTATCTCAACAGCCTCGGACAACAGCGGATCGTCGGCATTCTCTGCCTTCAACCGCTCTACCTCTACCAGCAGTTCATCTGTCTCGCGCGTAGCCGCCGCCTCGTCGTATCGCTCTACTAGCGTCGGCTCCACGTCATCAACACGTTGCTGCGCTTCTCTTTCTTGCAAATCGAATATTCGGTTTTCGGGTGCGTGAGACAGACGAACTTGGTCTAAGCCATACTCAATGTCCGGTATGATGCGCGGTGCGGATGGCAGCGAGAACGCGGACCCTTCTGCGACAGCATCTGTTTTAATCCCTGGCACCTCCATCGGAAGGTCGATGCTGTCGGCATTCTTGGTCACAAGATCAGCGACACGTTTGTTGCTTGCATCAATAATGAAGAACTCATCTCCAATCTTGACGACTGCTGCTTCTTCCAGCGCACCTTGTTTCTTCAATCGAGTGCGCGCTTTGTTCGCGCGCTTTTTGTCGCGGAACGATAGATACGCTCCGTCTGGCGACCGGGCAAAGATATTGGTTTCGACATTTACATCTACCTCGAACCCGCCGTCTACCTGTCGGACGGCTGCGTCGAAACCCTCTGCCCGTAAATCATCCGCAAGTTTTTGCGCCCGCGCTTGTCTCTTTATAACCCGGTCGCTGGCAATAACAGGGAACCCCGGCTGCGGTTCGCCAGCGTTTAAATGTTTCGGTAGAACACGCGGTCCCGTATCTTCTTGACCAGCGCGCAACACTGCGTCCATGTCCAACGGATCGCGCGCATCAAGAACGCGGCCAACCGCTGAACTTGTTTCCACGCTGTCACGCAAAATGAAGTCAATTCCTCGTACAACTCTACCTCCTACCAGTTGGCCCATTGCGCCATTAAATGCAGCCTGCCGCGCTTCCGGTTCAGCATTGTCAATGCTTTGCATCACCGTTCGCGCGTTGATGCTTGGCGATATCTTGTCTTTGAAATAACCGCCAACACCGTGAATGCCGCCGCTCAGCACAGTACCGAACGCTAAGTTGGCGAACGTGTCGTAGAGGTCATAGTCAGCTTGCCGGTCGGCCGTTGTTGCTAACACCAGTGGCTCTATGAGCGCCGTTGCTGCTGCGCCTTCTGCGGCACCTGTCGCTGCCCTTACGCCAAACCGTCTGGCAGTTGTCGCCTGTCGCGCTAACAATCCAGCGTATCTAGCGGGTCCGACGATTGGTACGAAACCAGCGGCAAGGTTAATGGGGTCAAGCAGACTTGCCGCAAAACCGGCACCGATGTTCGCCGCGCCAGCAGCAAAACCATCTTTGCCCATCGATATGACAGTCTGACGCGCAAGCTCTTCCTGCTTCATCCGGATAATCATATCCAGACTTTCTTGCGTCTCCCCAAACTCCGGTTTGAGCACCTTGGTCAGATCGGCTGCATCGATCTGTTCTTGTTGCTCCTCTAATGACAGGATCGGGTAATTATCAGGGTCTTCCTCTAACCGCCGCCGTATCTTGTCTTCTTTGTTTATAATAAAGACGGCATCACCGAGGCCGCGCGCCTCATTCAATTCTGAAGATGTCAGCGCCGATACAAGTGGATTGGTCTCCCACGCATCGCGGAACGCAGCACCCGCAGTGGTGCTTATGTCGAACTGCGCGTCAAACGGTCGTATTATATTCGACAGCGGTGAGGGAAACTGTTGAGGCATTATTGGTCGCCTCTGCCCATGCCGCGTCCTCCCAATTGTCGCGCTTCTACACGACGATCAAACAATTGCATCGCTTCATCTATAGATACGCGGACGGGGTTACCCTCGACATCAAACGCTTTGTTGTCGCCAACATGTAATTCTGCGGCGCTGCCGTCCGGGGTTAACGGCCACATAGAATTTTGTCGCACTAAGTCGAAAGTGATGCCTTGTGTGCGTTCAACAGTAACGCCTGCTTGATATGTTGGCTGATTGTTTGGATGAAAAACGAAGTCGGAGTTTTCTTCAAACCAATGCATCAACCCTGCGTTTAAACGCGCCGGATTATCGCCTTGTTTAAACTGGTCACGCGGTACGATGCCGCGCAACCGGCCCTCATCGACGACCGCATATTGCTTGGTGACGACAAGATCATATGCTGACTTAACCGCAGAACTGACAGAGGTTTCATCACCGAACAGCATCATGTCTACAGCAACCGACTTAACGGCATCTTGTATGCCGCCTGCCATAGCAAATCCAACACGGTCAGCCGCTTGTATAAACTTCTGCGTTGTGTTGGCTATTTGTTTATCAAAGTCAGATTTTTTGAGACCAAACCTTTTTATTGCTTCGTCAACACCACCTTCTCTGTCCGCTCTAATAATACGGGTACGGGTTTTGTCATCGTCTACCACCATTAACTTCGTAGCAGTCTTTGGCATCTTAAACTTTTGCATTTCGTTCAGAGCCATAGGCCAGTCGTCGCCCATTGTCTGACGCAACATCTTCATGCGTTCGCCTGCTTCTTCTGGCGTAACATTACCGCTCTTAAATAAATCAGCTTCCTCTTCGGCCATACTATTCGGTAGCAGTCGCCGGTCTTCTGGATTGATGCCCAGCCGGTCGTATTCAGCATCGCGAGCGAAAGCATAATTGCGATACATTACGCCCGCCGCTTCAGTGTCGCCTGACATAAACGCCTGACGAAAATCTTGATAAGTTTCTTTAACCGCGTCATTGCGGAGTGCTTCCCGACCAGCGTCCTCCTGGCGCGCTTTTAATACTTTCGCCGCTGCAACTCGTAACCGCTTGTCCTGCTCTAAATTCTGTAGTTGCAACTCCGGAGAAACGTCTGCGTCTATGTCACCCGCTGATGTGGATAGTATGTCCGCTATTTCTGCGCCTGATCGATTGTGCAAATCGTTTTGAATTTCCGCACCCGCAACAGCGTCCTGCGTTAATTTAATAATCCGTTCTGCTTCGTCTGGATCTTGGATATTCATGCGAAGCATATCGGGGTCTAAATCTTGGGCAACCTTGTCGTAATCCCCACCAGCCACAACAACTTTTAAAGCGGTATCTGCGTTTTTAATAACTTTTCTCTCTGCCGCTTTTCTTTTTGTTTCTGCTGTGCGCGCTCGACGCTCTAATGTTTCATTGCCTTGCTTTTGAAGGCGCGCGCGCTGTTCACCTGTCAGGTTTGGTAAATACTTTGCACTTGCGATGTTTTGGACAAACGCATCTGGATCAGCTTGCATGTCGAATGACGCACGGGCGCTGTCTGCGTCTTGCAAATATTTCTGATAGTAACGCTCGCCAACATCTGCTGCGATGACGCGGTTGGCGATGGCCTCGTCAATTGCTTGACGCGCCTCGTCAGCCCGTTGCTGATAGATCGTGTCGTTGTCAGTAGCTTGCGCCGATGAAGCCAGTCCCGCCATGCGCGACACAAGGTTTGCTTCCAGCTTCTGCCTACCGCGCGTGATGCCGTCTTTTTGTACGGCAATCTTTCCAGCGATAAAATTACGCTGCATACTTTTCTTGAAACGCGCACTAGCGTTCATCGATAGACCGGACCCAGCCTCGTCTAAAATAGCCGCAGCCCTATCGTCATATGCAGCCATTGCTGCCATCGGGTCCATCGTTTGCAATTCAGTTTGCAAATCGTTTAGTTTTAGAGATGCGTTTAGAGTTGCTTGACCAACTGCATCGTCCTCTGCGGCTTGCGTAATCTTGTCAGCAATAACGCCGATTTGCTTCCCGGCATCAATTAACGATTGCGCCCCAAAATCGCGGTAGGGGATACCAGAAGCGCGGGCGATGCCTGATGTACTAACAGCACCAGCACGCGATGTGTATGTTGGTATTTTTGCCATTTTTAAAATCCGCTTCCAGGCAAACCACTAAGCGTTATCTGTTGCGATTGAGACAACCCAGATAGTGAACCCGGTGTAAATGGCGCGCTAACACTCGGAGTTCTGGGGGCAAACGTAGGAAGCGTTGACGCCAATTGACCCACACCGCCGAGAACAGTTCCTACTGCGGCACTTCTTCCGGCGGACCTCGCTGCTGATGATTGAGACAGCAAACCTTGTGCGTTGTTTTGATCTAGCGTTGACTGAATGCGTTGTGCATTTGACTGCACTTGCCCCTGATGCAATCGATTCAACCGATCCATTTCAAATTCAGCAGCCGTGTCGCCGAGAACTTCTAGTGTGCTACCTTCATCAATGACAACGCCTGACGCAGCAAAGCCTGTCGCTTGCTTTGCTAGGGCTATTCTTCTCTGACGATCAATTGTATCTGCGTCGGCTTCTGCTGCTTGCTGCGATAATATTGCATTGTTTTCAGCAACGCGCGCATTGAATTCTGCAATTTGAGACTGCTGACGCAGCGCTGCTGCTTGTGCCTCGCCTTGTCGCATTTGGCCCATCGCTGTGAGGCCAAACGATGCAACGCTCAATCCAGCGCCAACCGCTGCCCATTGTGTCGTTGAAAGGCCAAGCACGGTCCCAGTGACAGGATCAGGTGAACACATCTTCTTATCCCGAATGCGTCACGATGCGCGTGACAATGGAGGTTAATTCAAATGGGAGCGGCTGCGTCTGACGCACTTGCACCTGACCTTCAGTCTCCCAACTGCCGTGGAACTGCACAGTCTTATCACCGCTGAATAAGGCGGGTGATATATCCATCGGCGTTGAACCTTCGCGGAATTGCACCGTGTCAAAGCTGGTACTGGTTCCTGGCGCATATTCAGCGCCAAGCGTGTCGAGGAAGCGGAAGGTCGTTTCAAACACTCGCTTTGGTCGACCCTGTGCGCTGCCGTCGTCGCCACCCTTTTCGGGGCGTAACGTCTTCAATGTTGACGTATATGGAAGCCCAACAGATGCGCGAGTTACGGTTGGCGATATCGAAGTTATTGCGCCGCTGCTGACAGCGCGGTCAGCATGAACAGAACCATCGCCAAGAATGGAAACTGTTTCGGCTTCTAAATGGTCGAGACCACTTAGTGTGCTGGTAGCAGTCCCGTCATACGTTAGGCTGCTGTCTACAAAAACAGAACCAACTTTTGTGCTGCCGCGGAACGTATCAAACTTGGGCGTCAGCACTTCAACATAACGACGCGTTACGCCGTTAACGGTTCTCTGCACAACCATCCACAGTTCATCTTCATTCGTGCCTGGGATGCTGATGACTGTTTCCACTTTGGCATCTTGCTTTAGGTATTGCGTTGAAGCACTCGACGCATCCGCCAGCGTAATGACTGCACCGATTTCTGATTGGGCTACGCTCGCCGCTAAACTGATAGTGTTGCTGTCTACGACGTAAACGAAATAAGTCTGTCCATCTGTCAGACCGCCGACAACTTCACCACCCGCAGCGTCATAAACAACAGCATCTCCGGTCGAATACCCGTGACTGCTGATTGTAATTTGATTGCTGTCAACCGAACTGGCTGAGTTGAAACTACTTGATATGTTGCCGCCGATGACATGCTCATGCCACGCGACAACTTCTTGATCGCGCAGATATGTCAAGCCAGCCAAACGCCCATCGTCGCGCGCTGCCCAGATAACACTGTCAGGCTCTTGCTGGAACGTCATCTCGACAAGACCATCGCCCGACACGTTCTCGGACAGAATCGTCAAGTCAGGCGAGACAAAGCTGTCCGACGCAAAGTCGAACGCCAATTCACGCAACTTGCGCTGATGGTATTGGATAAACAGTACTCGGTTATCAATGCGGATCGGCCGGGTTGAGTGAACGCCTCTCGTACCCTGTCGCAGCACACGTAAGTTGGTAGGCGTAACAGCCTCTTCATTGCCAGAAGACGAAAATGTAAACTCGCCGCCTGCGGTGCCGATCGCCATCTTCTGACCGGGCGACAGCCAGCGGATAGAATTGACCTGATCGGTTGCAATCGTAACCGTGATCGCACCGTCGTCTAACGCTGACGGTGCAAAGTTTTCAAAGTCGCCGCTGCGACTGGCGAAGATTGTCTGCGGTTGGTCTGTCGTACCGGCAAAGAATAATCGTTGCTCAAAAAATGCCACGGCTGACGGGAAGCCGGTTGTGTCACTGAACGCTCCCAAGCTCCACCGGGTCTCTGCCGTATGTGCCGCAAAGTTCTTATTGACGGTCGCATCAACTTCAGTCGTTGAGTTAACGGCGGTTATCGTTGCATTGCCATGATGGATGCCGCCGTCGTCTATGAACTTCCAACTGACACTGCCATCAACAATCGAATCAAGTTCACCGCTTGGACCGCCGGAACTGGCAGACGTTCCAGCCTTAATGCACTCATAGACGTTGCCGCTATTGCGCCGAATGTCGCCGACGCTGTACGACGTTGATCCCGCCCATTCACTTGCCTGATGCCCGATCCGGATCAGTCGACCAACGTCCGTTGACAAAAACCCATCACCGCCGTTGATGCCCGTTACCGCAGAGGCAGTGATGGTAACGCTGCCGGTCGTGCCATCACTATCAAGTGTCGTTGTCGTTATGTTTTCATCAAGATATGGACCATCTAGCAGACCAACTTCAGTTAATGTCCAGTCTGTATGGCTTGTGCGCGACAGCTTGCGCGGCGCATAAGACGGATGCACTAAGTACATAACATCTGCCGTTTGCGCGTACTGGATTGAGAACAGATCAGCAGTTGCGTAGGGCGATGCTATTTCAACAACGCGCGCTGCTGTGCCGCCGCTGGTGTATGTCGTGAACCCAGATGTGTCGACGTTGCTGCCATCTACATCTTGCAGTTCAAAAGTGTTCGTCCCTTTGTTGGCGACCTTAAAATATTTGTTATTAACTTCCGTCATACCACCGACGGACGAGATAAAGACAAGGTCGCCGTTGCTGAACCCGTGGCTTGTTGCTGTCACAACACCAGGGTTTGCTTTTGTCAGTCCGCTGATTGTTTTGTTTGCTTCAAGGATGACACCCTGATCCTTGAAGAACCGGAAGTATTGGTTGCCCGCTTCAACGCAATACGCCTGCACCGTGCTGAACTCGAAAGGCAGCAGCCGCGTCTTTGCGCTGCTGGTCTTCACTTCATTGATAAACTTTGTACCGGGCCGTCGCGTCACGCCGCCGTGGGGCTGCACAATCAGATTTGTGATTTCCGCAGCACCGTTCGCGTACTTGCTTAGATCAACACGGCCGAACAGGCGCGGTGATAGCTGCCCTGCCGTAAAGTTCGTTTGTATTGAAGTGACGCGCGACATTTAAATTCTGGATTCCAAGAAGTCTGTTTCGTCGGCAGGCTGCGCCTCTTGGGCGTCTACAACGCGCGCGTCCGCAATCTTGCGAC